ATTTTCTACAGGGTTAGCACGATACTTAGCAACTTTTGCTGTGGCACCTGAAGTTCCACCGGTTACAGTTTCTCCTGTAATCCAAGCGTTGTTTGCTGAAACGAATAATCGGGAATTAGTAGTTACATCTTCTGCGAGAACAGTTGATGTAGCACCAGATGTTGAACCTGTGATAACTTCGTCTTTCTGAAAAGAACCAGCAGTAGTATTTTGTTCACTAACGACTCGACTGCCATCATCCAAGTTAAATACATTTGTTCCATCAAGTAATAGATAATTGGTATTTGATGTTTCAGTTTCTAAAATAATATTATCAATTGATGTAAATGTATCTAAGTTTAACTCGGCAGACTCCATGAAAAGGAAATAAGACGAAAGAAACTCTGTAAACTTAGGATGTTCCGATAATACAAATTCAGGTACTTGCTGTTTAACAAGACTAGATAATTTTCTTTTATTTGTTTTATACTTTGTGGCCATTATTACTCAGTATATTAAGAATAACTGCTAGAGGTCGTATAAGCTGTTCCCGCTTGTGAACTACCGCTCGCAATCGCATCCACTTCGCCAGTTATAGATGAGTTAGATGTATCGATAGACAAAATCTGATTTCTTACAGGCACAATATCATTAGAACTTGGTATGGTAAATACTCTTACCTGTGTACTAGCAGCACCATCAACATTTGAAATGCTTGTTAGGTGGGCGGATGTTAAAATAACTTCGCCGGTTGCATAATCAACTGTACCGTAAGTTGAGTCTGTGTAAATTCTTGTTGTGCCGCTTAAATAGTAAACTCGTAAATTACCATTGCCGTCATCATCAAGGAAATGCTCACTCGCTGAATCATCATCATTGATTTTGAATCCTGTTGAAGAAATAATACCACCAGCAGATTTATTATGTTCGCTGTGTGGATTATAAAATGCGTTGTTGAAATTAAGTGTATACTTCAATGCTGAATTTAGTGTTGGTGTAAAATACTTGTACATCTTAACGGTTGTGATATTACTTAAAATAGATGTATCTGCACTATTGATGTTTTCAATTAGTTTTGAATATCTAAACATACCAGTAAAGTTCTCCAATGTGTCGGCACCATAAATTGCAATCTTACTTAGCACATTTGTTTGAAGTGTTGTTACATCCTTGGTTGTTATGCCGGAATTGTATTTGAAATTAACAACAAGTGTGATGTATGTTGTTTCAGGGTCTATAATAATAGGTGTTACTGAAGCAATAGTATATTTCTTTAAATTTGTTATAATACTTTCTTTTGTTTTAACTGTTAGATTTGAACCAGATTTTGCTTTGATGGAAATATAAACTTTACCATAATCAGGCGTTTCTGCATCTTCACCACCATAAACTTGAACTGATTGTGCGTTTGCATATAAATCCTTTACTAAAACTTTATAATCTTCAGCTGTAACTGCCCTATCTTGTGCAGTATAATCTCTCGGTGCATTATATTTTATTGAAGTAATTGATTCAAGTCCAGTTCCGCCGGATGCATTACTAGCGGTTGTAACTGTCGCACTTGGAAATCCACCAATTGTTCCTGATAAGACAAATGTAGTAGCACCATTCGGAGCATCTCTATTACAATTAATGTATTCTAATATAATAATATTACCATCAGCAACTGACTTACCTAAAACACCATCTCCAAAATAAACTTCAAAACGACCGTTCTCAACTTCTTGTAAAAAGTAAACTTTAGAAGTTGAATCTAATTCTGTAATACCGGTTGCTAACGTGTAAGTGCTTGTTGTTGAATCTGAAGAAGATTCCTGGACTTTAACAGTTAATGTGGTTGTATCAACAGTATTGTTTGGTACGATAAATCGTTGGTCAATATCAGACGTGTTTACTGTATATTTGTAATTTAGATAAGAGCCTTCATAGACCGTTAGATTACTAAATTGAAAAACACCGTCTGTTGGTGTGATACTTACATCAGCGTTATTGACAAAACTATATGATTGACTATCAACAGTTGTCGTAAATTTTGTTCCTCTTGACATTGTAAGTGAAGAGCCTGTAGCACCATTAACTAGAACATTAAGAACTGCTGTTGAAGCTGTACAACTTGTTGGAGTGTATCCAACTTGTTTTGCTAGTGATACAACACTTGAACGCAAATCGGCACTATCTAAATACATTTCGTTTGCCAACATATTAGCGTTGTATGCCAAATAGTGTGTATTGTATGCTAGTGTGTCAAGAAGTACAGACATACCCGAACCTTCAAAGTTATAGTCTGTAAATTCGTCTTGTTGTGATAAAAAGGTTTTTAAGTTTGCTTTGATACCATCAAAGTCTAATTCTGAAATTTCTAGTTTAGTTGCCATGTTATCTTAATCTCTCTAAAAAGGATTCTACTACTACTTGGTTTGGATGGTTCTGTACATAAAATGTTATTTGAACAGAATATCCATTTCTGTCTAATTTTGGTTGTGAGTTTACTTCAACCAATCTACATCTTGGTTCGTAATTATTAATTAAGTTCTCAATTTGTTTTGTAATTGCATGACTCATTTGAGGACTCATCAACTCAAACAACATTGCTCTCAGATTAGAACCAATTTCGGGGTGAAAAGGTTTTTCGTAATGATTCGTATTAATTAAATTTCTTACACTTCTTTTTACTGCTTCAATATCTGTTATTTTTTGAATATCTTTCGTGGCAGTATTTTGTTGAAAGCCTAAATTCAAGTCCTTATAAATTTTAGAACTTCGTTTACTTTCATTAGTTTGTGTGGCGTCATACCTTGACATTTAGCAACCTCTCCGTTATGTTTATATTTATAACGGTTTTTTATGTTTTTCTAACCACCTGCAAATACATTACCTGAACCACCCGTAATAGCTCCACCATCACAAGCATCTCCTATCCTTGCAATAGCTTTACTATTAACAAAAACAGTACTCGACCCAGCAGATATAGATGATGTGTGGGCCGTACAAACTACAGGGTCACCTACCGGTATATCATGCGAAACAGTAGGGTCACCTAGGCGTTCTACACCTTTACCATTACAAAAAACATCTCCCGATGGTCCGGTAACGGTTGTCGTGCCATCACACCCATGACCTGTAGTTGTAGCATCACCATCTCTAGTTACGCCTGGCATTATTTCTCCTCTTCAGGAACAATAACTGTTCCTTCGTTAATTAGTCTTTGTCTATTTTTTAAATGTTGAGCTTGAACATCTTCTTTGCTACCGCCAGTATATGGAACAGCGTGTCCTTCTTCAATCAATATTGAGGCACAATGGTCACCAGCAGTTGTTCTAAAGTTTCCAAGAACACGACCAAACTTGCCTTTCATATCTTCGCCTTTTTTACTAACCTTTGTTTCTAAAATTGCCTTTTCACCTAAAAGTGAATTTAGTCTTTCTTTAGCGGCAAGACCAAATATCTTCTCAACTTTATCTCTTGTTCTTGATTCCGGAGTATCAATGCCCATAATTCTTACTCGTTCTTTATGAAGCCAGATGCCAAATCCCAAATCTATATCAACATCAACGGTATCACCATCAACGACTCTTAAAATCTTACATTTATACTCGTACATTGTTTTTCCTTAATATTGTTTTTAACTATTTATATGATTGCTTGACAATCTTTCTAAAATAATGTATAATAGTTGTTATGGATAAGCCTACTAAAAGGGATATAGAAAATGCATTTGTGGAAATGTTAGAAAAGTATCCAAAATCCCTTAAAAAGACGATTTCCACGTGTTTTACCATGATTTTACAGTGTTTTATCATCATTTATGGTGAAAAAAAGACAATAAAGCTGTTGGATAACGCAAAACAGTCGGTAAAGTCTGGAAAATACACTCAAAAAGCACGAAAACCTCGAAAAACACGCAAAAAGACAGAAAAATAGTGTAAAAATAGCATAAAACCGTATAAAATCAATGGTTTTTCAAAATTCAAAAATAATTCAATTTTTTTTCAAAAAAAACTTCAAAAACACTTGACTTTGGGCTGCCAATAGTGTATAATATAGTTATATGATGATGAAAAAGGAAAAAATATTATGAAAAAAGTGAAAACAACAATTTATGCGGATTACAATAAATTTGATATAGCTCTATTAGAGAGTTTTCGTAGTCCTAGTTCACACAAAAGTATGTTCAAAGGAATACCTATGGTATTATATCGTAAGATAACTCGATTGTTGCCTATGAAAGATAGACGAATTAAATTTAGAGGTAAAAGTAAAATTGGTTATATCAGACCAAAAAGCTATGTTCATAAAAGGTTTGCTGATACTTTTGCTGTATATTACGACAATGATACAATTTTACATTTAGGGAGACCATAATGAAAACTGAAATCAAAACACTAGTTGGCAAAATGAAGAAAGACTATGTTAAGTTTGCTACTGCTAATGGCGGAAAAGAACTTACTGGTTATCTCGCTGACCAAGTAGATAGATTTGAAAAAAACA